GTGTAACTGTCGCCACAGTATCTACTGGTATATTCAGAATCACTGGTTATACTGCTGGTACTCCAATGGCTTACGGTCGTTACAACTCAGAAGCTGACCTTGCTGGTAATCACCTTGGTGAAGTAGAACTCGTCATGGACGACTATCAATTCGCTCCTCGCCCAGTAACCCTTGGCGTGACCATGACTCAACTTACTCAGATCACCTTGGATACCTCCTTTGGTGTTTCTGGCGAAGAGTTGCTTCTTGACTACGCTGGCCAGGAAATTCGCCGCTCACTTGACTACGCTTCTGTCAAGGATGCTTATTACGCTGCTCTTGGCAACGGAACCAACTACTACACTGAGTTCGATGCTGAAGCCGGTGCTGGTACCAACGACTCCTATGGTCACACCGCTCAACTGGTTAGCCAGGCTGTTGAACGTATTGGCGACAATATGTACAACGACATCAAGCGTGGTGGCGTTACTCGCCTTGTTGGTGGACCAAAGGCTGTTTCTTATCTTCGCCTAAACGGTGGATTTACCACCAAGGGTTCACAAGAACGCAATGGTGGACATCAGATCGGCGAACTTTACGGCATTCCCGTATTCAAGGTTCCTTCTGACATTATTCCTAACGACACCATCGTAACTGTGTTTAAGAATCCTGAGAATGAGGCTGACGTAGGTATTGCCTATGGTGTATTGGTACCTTTCGTATCAACCGGTCTCCTACAACGTAAGAATTTCTACGTTGAAGGTGGTCTTGCTACTTACCAAGATAAGGCTATTCTAAATAGCAAGTATTTTGGTTTGATCAAGATCAAGAACATCCGCTAATTAGATTCGTAATTAGGAAAGGACAGCTTCGGCTGTCCTTTTTTTATGCTCTAATCAATTTGATATTTAGCTTGAATCATATTGGTACTAGCTAAAGCAAAGGCTATTTGATTTATTTAGGTTATATTTCTACCATGCCTAAAAACTTCTCTACTAACAATGCTTCTGGGAAACGAAAAGCTTCAGATTTCTACGAAACTCCTTACAGCTTAACTAGACTTTTCTTACAACAAGAGGCTTTCTCTGGAGTAACTTTAGAACCCGCATGTGGCAATTTAGCTATCTGTAGTTTACTTGATGAGTTTAATTTAGCTTATGATAACTATGATATTCAAGATCCTTGGAAAGTAAATTTCTTAAATGAGTCTAATCTATATGATAATGTGATAACCAATCCACCATTTTCTTTAGCACTAGAGTTCATTCAAAAGTCAAAACAAATATCCAAAGCTAAGATAGCTATGCTTCTTCCACTCTCATATCTTCATGGAAAAGAAAGATTCGATAAAGTATGGCAAGATACTGCTTTTCCACTTAAGAAGATCTATGTTTTTACTAGATATCCTCTATTAGGCGAGCCACTAAGACTAGATGGTAAACATAACACCGGAATGATGGTATACGCTTGGTACGTTTGGGAAAAATCTTATATAGGAGATCCTACAATTAGCTGGCTAGATAATAACCCATTCATTCTAAAAAATTAGACTCTTTTTTACATCTAGTCCTCTTTTATGTTAAAAATAGGTCTATGTACTTAAGATGGTTAAAAGTAATTTGAACTAATTATAACATGGCAGCATTATATAAAATTAATCTTATTCAAGGTGAAACATTCAACTTAAAGTTTACCTATAAAGACGATCAGGCTACTCCACAACCTATTAGTCTTGTGGGATATACAATCGTAGGATCTGTTAAAAGTACCACCACTTCTTTAAAAAGTTATCCATTTACAGTTACCTATAATAGTCCAAAATCGGATGGCGTATTCTATCTTTCATTACCTTATTCAACAATCTCTAATATACCTATTGTGAGCATTGATCCTCTTACTCCAGATATATTTGTTTATGACGTTTTTCTAATAACCGATGCTACTGATACAAGAAAGAAATTATTATATGGTGAAGCTTGGATATATCCATCTGCAACTAAAGGAATTTAAAGGTTAAAAATGGCAACAGTACTTATTGATGACATGTTGCTCTAAGTATACCAAATCAATCATAAAAAGCGATTATTTTACCCATATCATTCCAACGTCTGCACTTTGTCTAAGACCATACTCTAACCACCCGCTATTTTCCCAAGCAGGCTTTGTATCTTTAATCCATTGAGGTAAACTATCTATCATAGACATTGGACGGTAAAGTAAAGGTTCTATCAAATGATCTGTAATATATTGTAAAGCAAATTCTGTATATCCATTAACATCTCTAAGTCGTTTGAGTTGTTCTAGGTGTTGATCAAGTGTAAATATACTCCATTCAAAGCATAATTGTTTTGGCTTACAGGTCATACCAGCAAATACTTGAGATTCTGCACCTTCTACATCTATCTTAATTAGGTCTGGATTTCCATATTTTTGAACAAGTTTGTCTATTGTGCAGGTTATAGCTTTAATAGTTCTAAACTTTTTACCTTTATATAAAGAACCATCGCTAGTTAACCAAGACTTTTCAATTGTAGACAATCCGTCCTCTACACATTCATAAAATTCAATTTTTTCATTATTGCTATCAGATACAGCAAATTTAAGTGGAATTACTCGCTCGTCATCTCTAAAATTATTATATAACATAAAAAACATTTTAGGCGCAGGTTCTAGTGCAATAATTTTATCAAATCCTCTTTGAAGACCTGCAACTACTGCATCTCCTCTATTAGCACCTATATCAAATAATAGCATTTGGATCTATCTTATTTATGTTGTATTTAATTGTAGAACGATAATGATCTGGTATATCTTGTTTTAGTAAGTCGTAAAATATCTTTAGCGATTCTTCTTTTCTTCCCAGCCACCAAGCACTTACGCCTTTTTCAAAAAATAATACAAATTCTCCTAGATATTCAACATCAGCAGGAAGTTGATCAAGCCTTGTTGTATACATCATTCCCATTTCTGCAAATGTATAACACTCTTGCCATTTTTGAGATCTTTCATAAAAACGAGAAAGCAAAAAATATCCTTCTGGTCTAGCTGGCATATATTGAATAGCTTGAAGCAAAGCATTGCTTACACTCTGCTCTCTATTTGCTTGATCTTCAAAACATCTTGCAACCTTTAATAATGAAGTATAAACAATTGTAGGATGTGTATCATGCCCATATTCTGCTGCTCTTAAATAAAAAGATACAGCAGAAGCAATTTGTTCTAATTCTTCATATTTTTTAGCAATATCAAAGTTTAATACTGGATTAAACATATCATGAGATGCATCTTCAATTAATTTTTCAATTAAAATCATATGATAGCGCCTCCTGAATCATTTCAACTAGTACTACATTTGGCACCTTTAATATAAAGGCTGCATTATCTTGAAAACCAAATGAAATAAGTAAATCCTTTTCTAATATTGCTGCACCTGCTACAAACTCAATTCTAGCATCTAGGAATGAAAATGGTTCTGGTGAAATACCAACAAGATTAAAATCATCATCCCATACACACAGGCGATGACGATATATGGCATCTTTCTGATTAAGGTAGTTGCGAAATAAGTTTACCTCGTGAGTTACCGATAAATAAAGACTTCCAAATTTAATCAATTGAGACCCGCCTCTTTGATCTGCAGGAATACTAAGATTTTCTCTATGGAATACCTGCTCACATCTTGCAGGTTCGTCTGGGTATGTTCTAACAAGCTCTGTTGGTGCTGTCCATTTAATAAAATGATATGGTTTATCTAGTATTGGATACCAGTTTTTTTCGCAATATGAATTATCATCACCTGGTGCAGGAATGCGAAGACGTGATATTTCTTTAGCAGTAAAACTATCCATATCAATTTCAATCTCAGATAATTCCATACGCCCTGTACCATTTGTAGTAGTGTCTCTACGAACCCCACATATATAATATTTGTTTTCCCACTCAACCAAACGGGCATCTTCTAATCCAACAAACTCCCATAAAGGATCAACATCCAATTTTGAGGTGTCTATTAATGTATGGTTTGTAACCATTAAATCATTATCAAGCTTCATGAGATAATTGGTTGTTCTAAGGTTCATGTCTTTTTCTGGATGTAAATATGATAAAGGTCCCCATCTTGATGGGAATTTTTGAGTATTTTCAGAATGATATAGCGTATAGTTAACGTGTCGTAAATTAACTAATATGTTTCCTCTATCATTTACAAATACAGAAGGATTCATTAATCCCGTTCCTCTTGTTAAACCCTTGGAGATAACTAAGGGAGCTAATTTACCACCGTTGGATACGGCTCTTTGAACTAGATTCATGTTTGGTTACCTTAATCAGATTAAATATAACCAAAGCCGCTTGATGAATTTGGCTGAGTTCCAATTATGAATCCACCTTCCATTTATTATTCCTTAGGGTTCGCTTACAGAAGTACTCGTAGGTGAGAATGGAAGAGCACGAATAGGAATTCCGCTTAGATTTAATCTGTAGGTTGTTGCAGTTGAGGCACTGGATCCTTTAATGTAAACTTCTTTGCCATCTACCTGATCTCCAAAGTTTTCATTTT